AGATTGGCATTTGGAAGGATTTGAATTCTGAGTGAGTTAACTGTCAACACTGCATTGACCGGTTGAACAACTCCAGCTCCAAAGAATGCGGAGAAATTCTGACCGATTCCAATCTGAAGCTGAACCAAACCCCCATTGTTCAATTGAGCACTATTCGCTACGTTTTGACCAACAAACATCCCACCTGTTTTGACACCTGAATCCAATGTGATTGAACCAGGAACAACAGTGGTATTGATTGGCACATATGATGAAGGTGCGATGTTACTCAACTGAGATACATACGAACCAATGAGAGCTCTCATCTGAGGTCTTGGGAAGAATGCGTTGTTTGAATTGACAGCATTAATTGCTGAGGTATTATTCAAGGATAGTGTGTAATCAACCTCATACATCATGGTGTATCCTTGACCTGAATTTAGTGAGGTATCAAATGGGATTGTATAAACTCCCGTTGTTGGATTGAATAAAGTTTGGAGGTCAGTTATCTCAGTCCATCCGGTAGCGTTACTAAATGCACCATATGAGTTGGCTGCTGAGGTTACATTGAATGCTGAATTGATTTCTGCCTCAACCAAGTAATCTTGATTATCAAATGTGTTAGCATCCCCATTGTAAGGGATAAGTAATTTGTCGAAATGGGAGGAACTCAATCCAGTCCATTCGTATGTGAATCCTGCGGTTGAGAATATGCGGTCAAAGTATTGCTTGGCATATATGGCAGGTTTAAATTGTCGCACCTGGTATTGATTACTTCCTGTGGATGAGTAAGGGAACACATACTTGAATCCATCGGTCACTGTGTTGTTAAATGATGCGATGATATCGGAAGCACTGAACGTGTGATTCAAATCACTGAAGTCCAAGTCAGTCAATTCCTTGTTGGTAATCGCAGTGTAAAACTCGCACTGAGTATCTTTGACCAGGACATCATACTCAACCATCTGCTCATATGCATCGGTCATCTGAGATTTGCGTACATTGACCAACTGAAGTAATGCATCCTCCATGATTGGAATGTCATTCTGAAGTACGGTGCATTTTGTGATCGTGTTGATGTTGAACGTACCCTCTTGGATATTCACATCATAGTAATGGTTGAGCAGGTTATTGTTGTTCTTGCTTCCAACCAATGTGATTGTCTTTGAGAATGCTCCGGTGCGTTTAGTCAAATCACGAATATCACCGATTGAGAAGTTCAATGGGAATGCAGTACCTTCCTTTACATCGAGGTATCCATTTGAGAGTTGAATTCTAACCATTGATATTGTCTTGATTTGATAATTTGATTGTGATGCTTTGCTTAATTAGATTCTTGTTGCGTTGCTTATATACCTCATATGCGTTATTCTGCACAATGCATGGTTGATATGCGGTGGACTCTGCGATATGTACGGGACATCCATCCTCACCAATGATTGGAGTTCCATCCTCAGTGGTGTTGTACTGCACAATCTTAACAAATGTCTGCGGTGATGTTATCAGCTCTTCGAAGTATTGCCCCGCAGCTTCATCCATCCAATTGGTATTGAGGTCAAATGATTTTGCCACGTTGATATTTGACTGCATGAATCCCATGTCCTCGGTGCGGTAGTTCCATTGAGGTGAGCTTAATGCCTGAACATATCCTTTGACATCTCGGTTGAATATCTCACGAGTCACTTCACCTCTCTCATATGATTTCAACTGAAATGCGAATGATGAGTATGAACCTAAGCGGTCAAGAAATAGCATATGATACTCTGAGATGGTTGTTCTCCTATCCAGGTTGATTCGGTACTTGATTGAATTGATTCCTGAATTGGTTTCATAAAATACATCGTAATAAGTAACCGTATTTGTGATGAGGTCACCCGTTCCAACCAAGACACCAAAATTGTTGGGACCAACAGGAACTTGAGATATGACATCGGTGTTGTTTATTGCTTTGTAGAATACATCTCCATTGCTATTGACAAAGTAAATCTTATCGGATGTACCTGGACTCCAAAGATTGAGATATAAATCTTGACCTAATGTGCAACTGAATTGCTGAGGTTGATTTGTTAGCCATTGAGTATCCGGTAATCCCATAGCATAATCAGCTGCATCATACACACTCCAATCCAACCATCTGAATGCTCCATTGAATACGCAATAATTACCGAAACTACTAACGTCTAACGTAATCAATTTGCGGTTGTCAGCATAGTGAACACTCCCATTGATGGTGATATCGGTTACCGTACTGAATGACACGTTCACTGTAAAGTTTGAACCCGTTGCACTGATGATTGTGTGCAGTCCCTCAAGCTGAGGATTCGCCACTCCACCATCTGCCTGTTCAATGACTATCTGATCACCCGCCACAAATGTATTGGTTGAGGTTATCCTTACATTGCCTCCATTATCAGCGAGGTTGGCAGTCCATGAGTATTCAGCCAATTGCTCCTCACCAACACTTAGATCGTAAAGGTATCTCGAATTCGGTGCGTTGTACCATGATGTGCTCAACGTATTGAGGTCCCAAGATACTTGACTCTGAAGGAGCTTCGATAAGTCCTGCTCACCATAACCATCACCAATCCTTGGGAGCATTTTGTACTCACCAATTTTGTTCGCAGTCCCTGCCTCAAATACCTGGAATATGTACTTGAATCCTGTGTTGTTCTTATTGGTTGAATCAATAATGAACTTGATTGGATTGTATGCCGGACTGAATGCACTTGGTGATGCGATGGTTGTTTGTGCCATTATTCTTCGGTTGGTTCGCTTGGTTTACTCGCTTCGTTTAAGATGTTCAAAATAGGAACTCCGAACTTCATCGGTAACTCCGCAAGGATTGACTCTAATTGCTTTACTTGTTCTTCGTTTAGTGTTAACATTTTTCGTGTTTTAGATGATTACTACTCCGATAGCATCAGCAACGTATTCGTTTACTACGTTGTTATCAGTCCCCCAAGTTAAGAATTGTTCCTCAGTTAAAGTGTAGTTCCCTTGACTTAATTGCTTTCCGTCTTCGGTTAGTAATTGCCAGTACGTTGTGCAAGTTACCGCAGTCGTTTCAAAGTTCAAAACAAGCACAGTTAATCGTGTTGCAGTTCCTTCGTTTAGTGGATAGACGATTGGTTGAATCGCTACTCCGTTTGTTGGTGTTGTTGCTTTCATATTATAAAGATGTTATTGTTTCCCACGCCGATGCAGTTCTAAGGCATAGTTTGTTTAAAGTTGAATCGTAAACTATCAACCCCGCTACGGGTGATGCAATGGCGTTCTTTTGTGTGGTTGTCATTCGTGGCGGTAAGAAACCTTTTGTGGTTGATGTAATATGAAATACAGATGAAGGAACTTGAGTTGCACTTCCAACTGATGCCCATCCTCCATTTTGTTGCATTACTAATCCACCACCATAACCTACTGAGCTTTCACTTGTTTGAAGGTAAAAATATCTATCATTAATTAGTGTTGCACCAATATATCCAAAGTCCATTGCTTGTTGATTAGTAGCATCATTGGAATTTAGTGAAAATAAAATACGTTCCGCAGCCGATGTTTTAGTAGTTGAAGTGGCTAATGAAAAAGCTCTATTTGTAGAATTTTGATAAATTGATAATGAGCTACTCAATAAAGATGCACTACCATTTATTACTATGCTTGTTTGTACCCTCGCAGTACCATTCACGTCAAGTTTAAACCCTGCGTCTGTGGTGGTGTTTATAGCAAAGTTTCCCGTGCTGAATAGTGTTGCTTGAGCGGTAGAAGAAGCACCTGCACCAAACTTAATTCGACCCGAAGCGAAGTCGTTTATTATTGCTATGTCGCCAATAGTTGCACTATATAAATACGAATCGCTTGAAGCAATAAATTTATAGCTATTTGTTGATGCTGAATACTTTCCTAATCCTATAAAACCACCTCCTGTTGTTGCTCTTAGTTCAGCAGTAGATGCAGTTCCACTTGTGGTGTTGGAGGCATTTATTAAAGTTACTCCGTTCTGATTTAGCGAAATAGTCGTATTCCCCTGCACCCTCGCAGTACCTACCACATCTAAATTGAATGTTGATGGCGTTCCACCAATCCCCAACCTTCCATTCGTATTATCCCAAAACAAGTTAGCACTCTCCTGCACTACATTCCCCGTTCCCTCGAATAACACACGTCCAACAGTACCCGAAGTAATCGCAGTCGTTCCGATTGTTATGCCCGATGCTCCTGCTGCTGAAACTTCAACGTAAGCAGTTCCTGTCCATCGGTACGTTTTGTTAGTGTCCTCTGCTATGAAGATTGTTTTTAAAGTACCTGTTGCAGGAAACGCTGCTAAGTTAGCGTAGGTCTTTACTTGTGATGGTATGTTAACGTCTATTGCCATACTAAATTTATTGTTTGATTGCTTAAAGTTGCGAATGTTGATGTAGCTACTTGTGTTCCGTCTATTTGTAGGTTCAAAGTAGTGTCAGGTAGTGTAAGAGTTTCTCCACTTTGGATTGTTGCAGTATAACTTGCGTTCGTGTTTACGACAAATGCAGGTGAACAGAAAGGTGCATAGCTATCAGTATCACAAATAGTCATATCGTTAGGAACTACAACATCAAATGTCATTGTCCATCCTGCTAGTAAGTTCTCGAATCTTTCTGTAAATGGTTCTAAACTAGGATCAGTTTCAACTACAAATTGTTGATCCCACAAATTGCCGTGAAGCATTTGCTGGTAACATCTGTTTAAAACGTGATGTTGTGTATTTAGTACGTCTAGTTCGTTGTTGTTCTCTTGGAATTGGTCTGTTACTTCCGTTTTGGAAATGTCTACGATATCCATTGCAATAATAGATACGTTAAACGTTTGTGTGTTATCTCCTAAGCTAGAACTATTGACCATTATGTGAGTCAATGGAAAGATAGTCTGTTTGTTTAAATCTACCTGAAAGATATCACCTTGTGTAACCGTGTTTACAATCTCGTCATTGTCGAAATGCCACTTTAGTTTGTTTAGTATGTCGTAGAATCCTGTCATCGTTTCATATTGCGTTCAAATTGTCTTCTTTCAATTTCGTTTTTTTGCTTTTCAAAGACGAGATAGGTAAGACATTTAGTAAGTCTGTAATTGGTAACGTCATCGAACTTTGTAAGTTCTCCTTTAGCGAGAGCATATACTGATTGATACCATCCCCATCGCTTGGCAAATTGAGTTGTTTCTGAAAAGTCGTTGATAGAGTCTTGTTCTTCTTCATCTCCTTCTCCAAATAGTTCAGGGTAGCCTGCAATAACTCGTTTCCTAAAGTCCAAAAAAAAACAGAACTTGCTATCACTACGTCAAGTGGAGCAAACTTCATTAGTTCTTGAAAGTCTTTGTTTGGTTCGTAAGGCATTACGTCGTATTTATCCTTTCGTGTTTTCACAATCGGACGATACATAACTGCCATTGCTTTGTGATATGTGTCCCAGTTAGTAATATGGTTTTCTAAATCAACATACTCGCCAAAACTAATCTCCTCTAATTCGGGAATAAAGCCAAATTCAATCTCTCCTTCTGCTGCTGATATTTTAAACGTTCGTTGGAAGGTAGGTTTCTCTGAGAATAGTTTAGTAAAGTGTTGTATAAGCTCATTTAAGCTCGTTAGCTTCATTTTAACTACATCTTTGAGGGATATACCACAAAAGATTTCAATCATCTTCTGTGCAACAAATTCCTCATCGTTGGAATCTGCCTGAACTTTTAAGAAGTCCTGATAGTGTTTAAGTGGAATTTCACTTAGGGAAGAAGGTACGTTGATTTCTAACTTCATATTAATTAAACGATTTATTTGTTATTTTGTTGTGCAAGGATTATGTCATACGCTGCCGTTAACATTTGGAAGTGTCTACGGATTTGCATTACGTCATCGAATACTATTCTAATTCGTTTTCCTGTACGCTGATAGATGTAGTCCTCTACAACTCTCTGCATCATCGGTAAATCATCTGATGTTGTATTGTCCATAGTTCTTTTTTAAACCTAGTGTTTCCATCTCGTGATATCTTAATGCGTCAATAGCGTGATTGAAATGATCAATAGGTACGTTCGTTTTTTCACCGTCTTTCTTTACTCCCCAACAATAGCTTCTGAGTTCTTTGATTAGGTTTGTACTCGCACTTGTAACTAAGTATTCTTGTCGTTGCATTACATCAATACCAAACTTGATTGAGTCAACTCCTTTGGTTACGCCTTTAATCATTTTTCCAAAGCGTCTAATCTCTTCTATTGATTTAGGTTCTGATGAGTCTGCGTAAATAGTAACGTGATTCGGTAGTATGTTTGCAATGTCTGAGTTCACCATTCCTGTACGGTAACAGATTTCGTTTATGATTCTTTGTCCGTTGTAGTTGTAGATTTCTATTGCTGAAGTAGGGTCGTTCGTGTATCCAAAGTCAAGTCCTATTCCTATCAACTTAGCTTCCGCAGGTATCTTATCAATCGTCTTCCAGTTGTCAAAGATTACGCCTTCTAAACTTCCTATCTCTCCAAGTCCGTACACTCGCCACCAATTTGCCCAATAAGATGAGGTTGCTGCTTTATCTCGGTTCTTTTCTATTTGACTTACAATTGATTCATCTAGAGCTTCGTTGTCTTTGTAGGTTAAGATAATGAAGTCGCTATCAGGTTCGTCTTTTAGTTCCTTATGTACCCAAAACTCATTAGCAGGATTAAAGTCTAAGAATACTTCTTTCTTTGTACGGATGGAAAGCTCGTTGTAAGATTCAAATGATACGTTGTTGCACTCATTGATGTAAAGGATATCACGTCTTGCCCCTCTGAGTTTAGATGCGTCATCTGCTGAGAAGAACTCCATTACTGAACCATTGCCAAACTCATATCTTAATAATGTCTTGTTGAATCGGTCATCATTGTATCTACCTGTCCAACGCATTATCTTTACGAAGTCTTTTAATGCACCCCTTCTTAAATGTGGAATGGATTCAGCTACAACCGAAACTTCTAATCCTGCATCTTTAGCACACTTGTCAATTAATACAGGCAAGATACCAAACGTCTTTCCTGCTGATGTTCCGCCTTGAATTATCTTGATTCGTTTTTTTAACGAAAGAATCTTATTTATAGCAGTCGTTCTTTTAAACATACTTACTCCTCAGGGAACAATGGTTGCTCTGTTATAATCGTACTTTCAACTTTCTCTGTGAGTCCGTTTAATCGTTGTGTAATCGATGGATTATACTGTCCTACCATACCTCCTTCAATCTGATCTTGACGGATTGCTTTTCTTATACGTGTACAGATGGGAGTAAATTCTGTGTATCTTTTATCAGTATTCTTAAAATAATCTTCGACACATCCTATTTCGTTATAGCAAAACAATTCAAATCCTTCTAGTGTTAATGGTCTTTCTAGTGGTTCTGCTCTCTCTTCGAACTCTTTACCTCCGAATACGCTTTTAATTCTTGGATTAGCTTTAACGTCTGCTTTGTATCTTTCAAATAGAGCTTGTAGTTGTTCTGGGTTGTCTAGGTTTCTTGGTCTTCCTACTTTATTTTTCATATGTTATTTCGTGTTTTGGTTCTTTTTAAAATGGTCTAAAAATTCGTTTTCGCTTATTTCTTCTACGCACATTAATCCGTGAGCATCGGTTAAGTAAACCACATAGTGACATCCCTGTTTTGTAAGTAGGTCTGTTACTGCATTAGCAGTTTCTAGCATTTCTTTTCCGTGATCAATTAGGTAGTATCTCATTTCGTGTTTATGCAGTTTTATATTCAGCGAACACTTTTTGCATCTTCAAGACGATTTCTCTTAAACAACTTGCACACGATGTTGGTTCTCTGCTTACGTGGAATACTCTATTGTAAATTTTTAAGATTGCGTCTTGTTCACTTGGTTTGATCGTGTTTTTGTCAAGTACCTTTGATTCTTCTAGGTAGTTGTACTCATCCTCTGTTAGACATTCAGGTCTGTGATAAGGAAACAATGCGTTGAGCTTCTCTTTACGTGCATCGCATCCGCAGTCATCTCCAGCAATGAACTTAACTAACTTTTTAATTCCTGTTGCTTCTGTGATTTGTTCGATTGTATCTCCTAATCCCTGTGCTTTTTTTGTTGTTTGTTTTGCCATAATTTATTTTATTAATTCAAAATCTTCGTTTAAATAATCTTGAAAGTCCTCTCCAATTGATTCTAGAAGTCTTTCCTTGCAGTTCTTTAATGTGTTGAATATAGAAGTTAGACTGATGTCTGTTTCTTCTGCTATCTCACGCATTGATAAGTTTGATTCACGATACAGGTTAAACAATTTAATGTCGTACCAGTGCCACTTGTCTATTTCTTCTTGTATCTTTTGTTCAATTAAGTTGAATGCTTCGTGTTTTTCTAGGTTGCAATCATTATAACTTAGCTTGGTGCAATCTTCAATAGATACGCTTTCAATCTTTCTTGCTCTTAAATGATCAACGTAAACACTTCGTAGGATTAACCACATAATGTTCTTGTTTACCGATTCAGTAACAATCTTATCTATATGATTTAAACGTATTATTTTGATATATGTTTCTTGGACAATGTCATCTGCAAGAAAGTATTCGCCAAAGCTATTGACAATCCTTACCCAATCCTTATGATGCTTTGCAAGTGTTTGTAACTTATCCATTGATTAAATTCTAATCAAACTTACGATGAAAATCTAATCACGTTGCTAAAAAGTTTTCAACAATAAAAAAGCCACCTGTTAAAGTGGCTCTAAATTGTTTAAGTAAATCTCTCTGCTGACGTAGTTGTCTAGCTTTATGACCGTGCAAAGTGTTACATCTTTTCCTTGTAGAAACTTGTCTATTTGGTATTGATGGAATCTTCCTGTGTTTGACTTTATCTCTTGCACAATTTGGTTTCGTGTTTTGGTACGAAGCAACATCTCTAACTGCTTTCGCAATCCTCCCTCGTCAATATACATTAGAAGGGCAGGTCATCGTCCATTGCATCACTAATAGGTCTGCGTTCCATTGTTTCAGGTGCAACGTAAGGTTCTGAGAAAGCTGCAGAGAAGAACTTGCCCGATTTACCCTCTTTAATCCATAACGCTACTTCCATTTCTTTGCCGTTTACGTTTACCTTTCCTTTGTAGTCGGGATGGTTCTCAGCTTTTTTGTTCGTGTTTTTGAAGATTGCTCCCGTGTTTAACTTGTTTTCCATTTTATGTTTATTTAATTGTTACTATTGTTCTTGTTGTTTAATTGTTTGTTTTTTCTCTTCTCCAAGACCAAAAATAAAACGGACTGAAGGCTTGATATTTATCTCCGTATTTATCTACATAAGTATAGAGTTGGTGTCTAATATGAACATCTTCAGAATACTGCTTAAATACACGTGATTCTCCGTTTTTTTTCATTGTTAGTCTGCTAATTATCTCTTTCATTGTTCTTGTTGTTTAAATGTTTCGTTGTAGTAATGAGATGGGCTTAATCCATTATCAATGTCAATACCAAAAGCATTACCGTTTAAATAAGCTGTCTTTATCTGCTTCTTCTCCATTTCTTTGGCTCTCAAAGCGATATCTTCAAGTAACAATTGATTTCTTTCATACATATCTCCCATCTCTTTTTGGAATTGCTCTTGAAGTTCTTTAATCATTTGGTTTACTGCTGTTTTCATTTTATTTTAGTTTAAAGTTTGACTTTGTTTTTACACAACTACTGTTACTATGTATTTCATAACTATTTAATTGTTCGGGTTGTTTAGTTAGTTCATCTTTTACCTCATACCAATATTTTAAATTAGGATTTAACTCACCCATCCCATTTGCTATGTAGGCGTGAATTAATTCCCATTGTTCAATTATCTCATCAACTGCGACTAATGCACATTGTTTAGCATTATATTCAGGAAATGAACCATCTGCAACTTGCTGATAATACTTAAAATATAATTCTTTCGCTTTTTCTTGTGCTTTCATTGTTCTTGTTGTTTAAATGTTCCGTCATTGTTAGGGATAAAGTTAACTGTTAACGTTACTAACTGTCCATCTTCTTGTTCAACCCATTCTACTGAGTCAACACTTACTAAATTTATTCCCATATAATTAGGAAATACATCTACGGGAATTGGACAATAAGCATTGTTCTTTACCACTTCTTCAATTGTTACTTTTTTTG